GCTGGAGGCGATCCAATCGCTTATGACAATCTGGTGTCATGTTGTACTAGGTGCAATAGCAGTAAGGGATCACGCTCAGAGGGCGTTTTTTTAGCACGGACGGCCACCCCCCCTGTCTTTTCTGGCAATATCTACCCGATGCAGTCCGAAGTTCACCAGGACAGTCCGTTTACTGCCCGACCAGTCCCGATCGATGGTGACTAGTGGCAGCTCGTAAACAAGCGCTACGAGGGGCAACCAAGGCAAGGCTTCACAGTCCACTTCTCAAGGGCAAAACACGTTCAGATGAGATCGCCAAGATGGCTGAGGACTTAGGCACGCCTTTATTACCCTGGCAGAAGTGGATGCTCGATGACATGATGCGCATCGATGCTAAAGGCAATTACATTCGCAAGACAACCCTGCTATTGGTGGCACGCCAGAACGGCAAGAGCCATCTAGGGCGAATGCGTGTGATCTGGGGTCTCTTTTATGGAGGCGAGACTAAGCACCTGATCATGAGCTCTAACCGAGCGACTGCTCTTATGACCTTTCGTGAGATTGCCTGGATCATTGAGAACGCACCTCACCTTAAGGCTGGCACTAAGGCGATCCGTTACGCCAACGGCGGAGAGCGCATTGAGCTACTAAACGGGGCAACACTTGACCTGGTATCTGATACCCGTGACTCATCTCGTGGACGCACTGCAGACTTCCTCTGGATCGATGAAGTTCGAGAAATCAGCAAGGACGGATATACCGCAGCAATCCCAACGACTCGCGCCCGTCCCAATTCTCAGACTTTGCTAACGTCGAATGCCGGGGACGCCTTCTCAGAGACACTTAATACTTTGAGAGAGCGAGCCTTATCCGCACCTCCTAAGTCTTTCGGATTCTATGAATACTCAGCACCGCAATACTGCAAGATCACAGATCGCAACGGATGGGCAATGGCCAATCCTGCTATGGGCTACACAATTACGGAGGAATCACTTGAAGAAGCAGTTGCAACTAACAAAATTGAAGATATTAGAACTGAGCTTCTATGTCAATGGATTGATTCTCTCCAGAGTCCGTGGCCTCATGGCGTTCTTGAAGCAACTTCCGATGCCTCACTCCAGATTCCGATCGGCGGCTATACGGTCTTTGGCTTTGATGTTTCTCCGTCTCGTCGCAATGCAAGCCTCGTTGCTGGTCAGATTATGGGTGACGGAAGAATCGGCGTCGGGATTCTCCAGACGTGGGAAAGTCAAGTCTCAGTAGATGACCTAAAGATCGCAGCTGAGATCAAGGGATGGGCTGATCAGTATCGTCCAAAAATGATCTGCTACGACAAGTACACGACGCAATCGATCGCCGAGCGCCTTGCCAACGCTGGTCAAATAACACAGGACGTCTCAGGCCAGCAGTTTTATCAGGCTTGCTCTGATCTCCTGGATGGTCTCGTCAATGGTCGAGTAGTCCACAATGGCCAAGAGGAATTGATTAAGCAGATGAATAACTGCGCAGCTAAGACTAATGATTCATCCTGGCGAATCGTTAAACGCAAAAGCGCAGGCGATGTCTCTGCGCCGATTTCGCTCGCAATGGTCGTATCGATGCTATTGAAACCACAACAGGTAGCGGCTATCTACACAGAATAAACTATATGTAGTGTATAATTGCCATCTATGGGTATCCTTTCGCGCCTTACAGGTGCAGCGTCAAAGTCTGATATTGAAGCGCAGTATGCACCTCAGGTCTTGGGGGAGTATTCTCCTTATGCGATGCCATTCCAGTTCGCTTATGTCGGACGCACAGAAGCAATGGGAGTCCCGGCACTAGCTCGATGCCGTAACCTACTTGCTGGCACAATCGGTACCATCCCATTAGAGCTTTACAAGAAATCAACTGGTGAAGAATTAGGCAAGCCTCTTTGGCTTGAACAACCTTCGTACCATCAGCCACGTTCTGTTACTATTGCTTATACGGTTGACTCGCTTCTATTTTATGGCCAAGCCTTCTGGCAGGTCGTTGAGACTTATCAGGAAGACGGACGCCCTTCACGATTTGAGTGGATCGCTAATAGTCGAGTAACTGCCACACTCGATCGTGACAATGTATTCGTAAAGTCTTACGCCATCGATGGTACGACAGTACCGATGGACGGACTCGGATCACTAATCACATTCCAATCATTAAGCGATGGCATTCTCAATACTGGAACATCGACTATTCGTGCAGCTCTTGACATCCAAAAGGCTTCAGTAATTGCAGCCGCAACCCCGATGCCTACTGGCTACCTTAAGAATACAGGCGCAGACCTTCCTCCAGCAGAAGTCCAGGGATTACTTGCAGCCTTCAAGAACGCTCGTCAAAATCGTTCAACGGCTTATCTTACTTCCACTCTTCAGTACGAGACAGTTGGATTCAGCCCTAAAGACATGATGTACAACGAGGCGATTCAGAATCTTGCTACTGAGATTGCTCGCCTTTGCAACGTCCCTCCTTATTACGTCTCAGCGGATCAGAACACAACAATGACTTATGCGAACGTAACAGATGAGCGTCGTCAGTTCCTCACACTATCTTTGCAGCCATTTATTTCAGCCATCGAAGATCGTCTATCAATGGATGACATCACAGCTCGTGGCAACATCGTCAAGTTCGACATCGATAAGAATTATCTCCGCACAGACCCATTGCAAGAACTAGCAGTCATCCGTGAACTTCTCGATCTTCAGTTGATCACTCAGGAGCAAGCGATGGAAATGACAGACCTAACACCTAACGGAAGCGAAGGAATGATATGAGCGAGATGCTTACATTCTCGGCAGAACTTACTGCAGATAGCGCGGCGCGCACTATTTCTGGCAAGATCGTGCCATTCAATGGCGAGGTAGGAAATACCTCCGCCGGGGCAGTTGTCTTTGAGCGTGGCGCGATTAATATCGCTGACTCATCTAAAGTGAAGCTCCTTCTGGAGCATGATCCAAAGCAGCCAATCGGCCGCGCTCAATTTTTTAACGAAACAGAAGACGGAATCTTTGCATCATTCAAGATTTCTAAGTCATCCCGTGGCACAGATGCTCTTATCGAAGCCTCAGAAGAACTCCGTACTGGTCTTTCAGTCGGAGTTATGGTCAATGCAGCAAAGCCTAAGAATGGCGTCCTGTATGTATCGAGTGCTGACCTACTCGAAGTCAGTTTGGTGCAAGCAGCGGCTTTCAAATCTGCAGCGGTCACCGATATAGCGGCATCATCGGATGAAGCCGCTGAAGAAACCCTACCAACAGAAAGCGAGACAGCCACAGTGGAAACCACTCCAGCAGTCGAAGCAACACCTACAGTTGAGGCTGCCGCAGTTGAAGCTGCTCGCCCTGCTGTAACAGCAATGGCTTACACAAAGCCACGCATTGAAGTAACAGCTGCAAAGTATGCAGAGAACTCAATTCGCGCAGCACTTGGCGATGAGTCAGCTCGTCAATACATCGCAGCAGCAGACAACACAACTGACAACGCTGGTCTCGTGCCAACACGTCAACTCTCAGAGATCATCAACCCTCTCGGAACAACAATCCGCCCATCAATCGATGCGATTTCACGCGGCGTTCTTCCAGATGCAGGCATGACTTTCGAGATTCCAAAGATCACACAGATGCCAACAGTTGCAGACACAGCAGAAGATGCAGCATTTTCTGATACAGATCAGAACGCAGCATTTCTTTCAGTATCAGTAAAGAAGTACGCTGGACAGCAGACATTCTCAGTTGAATTGCTAGATCGGACATCTCCAGCATTCTTTGATGAGCTAGTCCGCAACATGGCAGCAGCTTACGCAAAGGCAACAAACGCAGCAGTAAATGCTGCACTTATTGCAGGCGCAACAGCAGATGCAACAACAACAGTCACTTACCCGACAGCAGCAGAACTCCTCGGAATCGTTGCTCGCGGATCAGCTTCTGTCTATGCAGCTACAGCGGGACTTCCAAATCCATTTGCTCGCAACATGGTCGTATCTACAGGACAATGGTCAAACATCATGTCACTTAACGATGCAGGACGCCCTATCTACACAGCGTCACAACCAATGAACGCAGGCGGAGCAGTTGCTCCAACTTCACTCACAGGTAACGTTGCTGGACTCAACCTTTACGTTGATCCAACAAACGGCGGCGATGGCGATGGAACAATCCTCATTGTTAACCCAGATGCGTACACATGGTACGAGTCACCAACATACCGCTTGCGTGCAGAATCAACAGCAGCAGGACAGGTAACAATCGGCTACTACGGCTTCGGAGCAATCGCTACCAAGGTCGGCGCAGGCGCATTCAAGAACAACAAGGCGTAAGCCACCCTTAAGTCGCTGGCAGGGTAGTGCCCTTCTACCCTGCCAGTCTTTAGAAAGGATAAGAGCATGGCATTGACAACAGTCGCAGAGCTTCGCACCGCCCTTGGCGTTGGCACTCTCTATACTGATGCAGTCTTGCAGCAAGTCTGCGATGCCGCAGATAACGTACTCTTGCCCTTTCTATGGAAAAATCAGCAGTACATCATTGCTCACGGCAACACGGGGACAGTAGGAACACTTTACTTCGATCAGGATATTCGCGAGTATTTCTACGTTGGACAATCTGTAACAATCTCAGGTGCAGGTAGTCGCTACAATGGGACTAAGACAATTACAAAAGTCGATACTCGTTCATTTAACGTAACTACGGCTCACACTAGCGACAATCCACGTCACACAGTCGAGCCTTATGGCATCGCGGCAGTCGAGACTTATACCGATTATGCAACAGTTCCAGCAATTCAAGAAGCTGCGCTTATGATTTCGATTGACATCTGGCAGTCTCGCCAAGCCCCATCAAGCGGCGGCGTCACCATCGATGGTTATCAGCCAAGCCCGTACCGCATGGGCAACACCTTGCTCGCTCGTGTTCGTGGATTGCTTGCTCCCTACCTTGATCCGAGATCGATGGTGGGCTAATGGCCGCCATATCAACCCTTCGCGCAGGACTTGCTTCAGCTCTAGTCGATAACACTAAGTGGTCAGTATTTTCATTCCCACCATCTACGCCTATCGCTAATAGCGTCATTATCGCACCAAGTGATCCTTACATTTCGCCGTCTAACGGATGGCACGCAACAGTTGCACCAATGGCGCACTTTACTATTTCTGTCATGGTTCCCTTGCTTGACAATGAAGGTAACCTTAACGGAATGGAAGATAACATCGTGCGAGTCTTCAACTTGCTCGGTGCATCTTCATACACCTACAACGTCACAGAAGTATCCGCCCCGGCGGTCTTAAGTGCCGCTTCTGGTGATCTACTAACCTGCAATATCAATGTATCCGTACTTACGAGTTGGAGTTAAACCATGACCGAATTGGCACAATGGGAAAAAGAAAACGAAGAATTCCTGATCAAAATCGGTCAGGTAAAACCAGCGGCTTCAAAGCCACTTAACAAGAAAGACGAGGAATAAACCGTGTCAGTATATCTAAGCAACGGAGTAGTTCTAACTGTCAACGCGGTTGATCTCTCTAGCCTAGTAACAAGCGTTACACTTAACCGATCATTCGATGAGCTTGAAGTAACTGCGATGGGCGATAGCGGACATAAGTTCGTTAAAGGCCTTGAGGCATCTTCAATCACAATCGACTTTCTCAATGATGAAGCAACATCTAAGACACTTCAGACATTGAACGCAGTTCTCGGAACTAACACGACAGTAACAGTCAAGCAGACTTCTGCTGCGACATCAGCGACTAACCCTCTTTATACAATGACTTGCCTAGTCAACAACATCACACCTATTAACGGTGCAGTTGGCGATCTATCAACTCAGTCAGTAACCTGGAACGTCTCTGGTACAGTCGTAGTCACAACCGCATAATCTAACTAAACAAAGGGGCAAAACATGGCAAAGTTAATAGTCACGATGGCAGACAACACAGTCACCGAGATCGAGATCACGCCTCGATTGGAGTACGCGTTCGAGCTATATGCTAAAAAGGGATTTCACAAAGCGTTCCGCGATGATGAAAAGCAATCAGATGTCTATTGGCTTGCATGGGAAGGCCTTCGGTTAAGTGGAACCGTAGTCAAGCCATTCGGCGCAGACTTTCTCGAAACTCTTAAGAGTGTAGAGGTTGCTGAGTCTGACCCTTTGGCTTAGGCAGGGATAGCATCCACTATCTCATCGCTCGCTTGAGCATTGAGACGGCTATCCCTCCACAATCTTTAATTGATTTAGATTCATCGATGCTTCAGATGCTACTTAAAGCGCTGAAGGATAGAGCAAAGGAGCAGGCAGATGCCTACAGAGCTAAAAGGCGCTAGTGCGCTTCGCAAGGCTCTCAAGCAATTCTCGCCTGACCTTGACAAAGAGACTCGTGACGAGATGGTCGGATTCCTTAAACCAGTAGTAAAAAAGGCTAGAGGATTTCTTCCATCTAATTCAGAGGCTCCATCTGGATTCGTAAAGCATGAAGTAAAGACTGCTAAGTTCCCGATGTACGATGCGGCTGAAGCTCGTCGAGGAATCGGATACAAGCTCACGCCTACTAAGCCTAATCGCCAGGGATGGGTGCAATCCGTATCGATCCACAATAAGACTGCAGCAGGTGCGATCGTTGAGACTGCAGGACGCAAGTCTGGAATGACTGGCAACTTCTCACCGAGGTTCCAAGGTTCATTCGCAGGCCGTAACAAGATGCAAGGCCGTGCAATGTTCAAGGCTTACGATCAGGATCAAGGTCAGGCCAAGGTCGGAGTAATCCGAGCCCTAGAGAAGGCCGCCGCAAAGTTTAACGCGAAAGGCAATAATAATGGCTGAGTTACGGATTCCGATTGTCGTCGAGAATAAAGGCAAGAAGGCACTCGGCGACACTAGCAAGAGCGTTAGCGCTCTCGATAAGGGAGTAAAGCGCCTTGGCGCAAGCCTTGCAACAGTATTTGGAGCGCAACAACTTCTTAAATTTGCCAAGAATGCATCAAAGGCATTTATCGAGGATGAGAAGGCTGCCAATCGTTTAGCCCTAGCAGTTAAGAATCTTGGCCTAGAATTTGAGTCTCCACGCATCGAGCGCTATATATCTGATCTATCAAGGATGTCTGGCGTTACCGATGATCAATTACGTCCAGCAATGCAACGACTATTGCAGACTACTGGCTCAGTTGCTAAGGCTCAGGAATTACTTACCCAGGCAACAGACATCGCCGCCGGGTCTGGCGTTGATTATGAAACAGTTGTTAATGATCTAAGCCTTGCATACGTTGGTCAGACTCGTGGGCTTCGTAAGTATTCACTAGGACTTTCTCAAGCCGAACTTAAAACCATGAAGTTCGCGGATGTCCAAGAGCGTCTTAATAAGCAATTCTCTGGCGCTAGTGCAGAATTCCTAACAACCTACGCAGGTAAGTTGCAGCTCATCACGACGGCAGCAGGCGAAGCCAGCGAGAAGATTGGCGGAGCGCTAGTCGAGTCTCTCGTATCGGTATTCGCTGCAGGTGATACAACTAAATTCGTAAACCAGATCGATACTCTTGCCACCAAGATTGCAGATACAGTCTCAGCAGTGGTCTTCGGATTCCAAAAGTTATATGTCCTAACTAGCGATCGAGCCATCCTTGCTAGTTTTAACCCATTTGATGATTATGAGAAGAATGCCCTGGCCGCCATCGAGGCAGCCGAAAAGGCAGCAAAGTTGAGACGCAACGCGCCATCGATGGGCTACCAAGGTTCTCAACCTATTGGCATTTATGAGACTTCAGCGCAACTTGCAGCGCGTAAAGCGGCAGAATCCGCAGCAGCCAAGCGTGCCAGAGAACTAGCAGCACTTCAGAAAAAAACTCTTGACACGAATAAGAAATCTCTAGCCTTGCAGAAAGCATCTAAGACTCTTAACCTTGAGGCCATTAGTATTGAGGCAGCTCTTAAAGGTCAGATCAGCGAGACTGATCGTTTATCGCTATTGTTACAAAAGTCGATCCTTGAAGGTAACGCCAATCTTGCCACGTCCTTATCAGATCAATTAGATGCAGCCGTCAAGCGACAGAACGAGCTTCGCCAGTCACTAATGACAACCCCAGAAGCGCCGAATCCTTATCGCAACTGGACACTGCCAAGCGAACTTCTAAATTACACGGCATCATCTCTCGGCGTATCCGTAGCACAATTACAGACTGCGCCAGTAGCACCATCATCGACTTTCTCAGACGCTCAGATGGAATTGATGGCCGCAGTCAATTCATTCCAAAGCGCTAACCAGGCAGCAGTCAATGTTGAGGTTTACCTCGATGGCGATGTAGTTACTGGAGCAATCACTCAGAAGCAAGTAAATGATTCACTGTCTGGCACATTTGCTACCACTAACCGCTTTGCTGCTCAGGGTGCTATAGCGCTATGAGTCTTCCTGCCACTATTTCGGTTTCGTTCGACTTTAGCCAAGGTGCTACATTCGGCTATCCGTTTACTATTGGCGACCCGATCAACGGCGTTATTGGAGTATCACAGTTCGCATCAACGGAAGTGCCTGATCCAGTAGTCGATCTGAGCAGCGTCACTCGATCGATCAAGATCAGCCGTGGACGTAGCATCATGCGCGATACCTACGAGGCTGGCAATTGCACAGTTCGAGTCTTAGACCCAGATTCATATTTCAACCCTCAAAATGTATCAAGTCCCTACTTTGGCTATCTCACTCCACTTCGCAAGATTCGTGTAGCAGCTACTACTGCCACGACTCAGCACTTTCTATTTTCGGGTTACGTTGATTCGTACAAGTATTACTATCCAACAGGCCAGGAGATTGGCTATGTCGATATCGTCTGCTCAGATGCATTCCGTCTATTCCAGATGGCTAACGTCTCGACAATAACCGATGCAACGGCAGGCCAGACAACTGGCACACGCATTACCAAGATTTTAGATCAAGTGTCATTCCCTACATCGATGAGAATCACCGACACGGGATCAACGACAGTCCAGGCCGACCCGGGGACATCTCGATCATCCCTCGCAGCTCTAAAGGCGGCAGAGTTTGCAGAGCAGGGCGCATTCTTTATCCGTACAGATGGAACGGCCGAGTTCAAGGATCGTAACGATGTCGTGAGTTCTCTAGCTGCTGCGCCCATCGAGTTTAACCAGACAACTGGTATTCCTTATTCAGACCTTCGCTACGCGTTCGATGACAAGCTCATAATCAACCAGGCAAGTATGACTCGTGTTGGTGGAACTGCTCAGGTGGCCACTAATGCAACCTCATCGGCTAAGTATTTTCCACATGGCACAACAGTCACAGAGATGATTCCTCAGACAGATGCTCAAGTCCTAGACATCGCCAAGATTTATGTAGCAACAAGAGCTGAGACAACTATTCGTATTGATGCGATGACTGTCGATCTATTGGATACCGCAGTTCCAACTGACACAATGATCGGTCTCGATTACTTTGACAACGTGAAGATCACCAATGTCCAGCCAGATGGCAGCACAATAGTCAAGACCTTGCAGGTGCAAGGATTGGCTTGGGATATAACCCCTAACAGTATGAAATGCACAGTTACAACACTTGAGCCTATAGTCGA